AGAGGACAGAGAAAATTTAGTGGTGCTAAAAAGAAAATGGCAGAAAATGCTTTAATGGGTGGAGAAAGAATACCTAAGTTTATATCTAAAAAAACTTCAAGAGGTACTAGAAAAAGACTTAATCCTGAATATAAAGCTATTTATGGTAGTGCTAATTTGAAAAACAGACCTGTTAAAATAGATAACAAAGGATTAACACCTAATGTTAAGAAAAAAACTCCTGTGGCTAAAGCTAAAACTAAAGCTAAAACTGAAACTAGAGCAGAAATGTTAAAGAGAAAAACAGGCTCTACTTATGACCCAACAAAAGCAAACCGTGCAGGTCAAAGAATGGGTCAACGTAAAGCTGGTGGTATGATTAAAAAAATGGCTTACGGTGGTAAAGTTAAAAAGATGATGGATGGCGGTACGGCTATGAAAGACGTACCAGCAGGTAAAGAAAAAAGCTTAGGTAAGTTACCAACAGAAGTACGTAATAAGATGGGCTTTAAGAAAGCTGGTGGTAAAGTTAAGAAAATGATGGGTGGCGGTATGGCTATGAAATATGGTCATGGTGGTAAAGTTGGTAAAAAATGTCCTCGTGATGGTATTGCGATGAGAGGAAAAACAAGGGCTTAATTATGATGAAATGCAGAGGTATGGGTAAGATTAAACCAATCGCTTTTAAGAAAGGCGGTAGTACCAAAGATGCGTGTTATCATAAAGTAAAAGCTCAGTATAAAGTTTTTCCGAGTGCTTACGCTTCTGGTGCTATTGCTAAATGTAGAAAGAAAAGAGGCGGTAAGAAGTAGTGGCTGTCCGTAAGACTAAAAAAGGTCTTGCTTTAAAAAGATGGTTTAAGGAAGACTGGAAGGATGTAAAGACAGGCAAAGCCTGTGGTCGTAAGAAAGGTGATAAACGTGGTACACCTTACTGCAGACCTACTAAGCGAGTGTCGAGCAAGACTCCTAAGACAGCAGGAGAAATGACGGCAGCTCAAAAGAAAAAACGTATTGCTCAAAAGAAAAGACTTGGGCAACCAGCTGGTAAGCCACGTAGAGTATCAGCACTTAGACGTAAGAGGAAGAAAACATAATGGCAACATCAGGAACAACAACGTTTAACTTAGATTTAAACAACCTTGTAGAAGAAGCATTTGAAAGATGTGGTTCTGAGATGCGTACAGGGTATGACCTACGTACTGCTCGTAGAAGTCTAAACTTACTTACTGCAGAGTGGGCTAACCGAGGTGTTAATCTTTGGACAATCGAAGAGGGTACTCTTTCTCTAACCACAGGTACTATAACTTACAATCTTCCAACTGATACGATTGACTTAATTGAACAAGTCATTAGGACAGGCACAGGTACTAACCAACAAGATATTAACATTAATAGAATATCAGCTCCTACTTATGGAACAATACCTAATAAGAATACAACAGGTAGACCCGTTCAGGTATGGATAAACAGACAAGCAACACAACCGAATATAAATGTATGGCCAGCTCCAGAAGATAACAGCTATACATTTGTCTATTGGGCACTCAAAAGAATTGATGATGCAGGCACAGGTGTTACCACACAAGATATACCATTTAGGTTTTTACCTTGTTTAGTTGCAGGACTTGCATTTTATTTAAGTTTAAAGATACCTCAAGCAGGTGATAGAACTCAGTTTTTAAAACAAGAGTACGAAGAGCAGTGGGCGTTAGCTTCAACTGAAGATAGAGATAAGGCCACACTTAGAATTGCTCCACGTAGACAACACATATAGGAGAGATATATGAAAAAGAAAGCTTTTAAAGCTCACATGATGTATGACAAAAAGACAGGTAAAGCTGTAAAAGTTCCTACTATGGCTAAACATTTAGCTTTGAAGAAAAAAGGCTATATGCATACTAAACCAAGGAAGAAGTAAATGAGTAAGTACGCTTCAGCAAAACATACGATTGCCGAGTGCGACAGATGTGGCTTTCAATATAAGTTAAAGGAACTAAAAGACTTATTTATAAGAACCACAGAAACTAATATAAAAGTCTGTAAGGAATGTTGGGAACCAGACCATCCACAGAACATGCAAGGTATGTATCCTGTAGATGACCCTCAAGCAGTAAAAGACCCGAGACCTGATAAAAACCTAGAAGAACAAAGGAGTTATCAATATGGGTTTGACCCAGTAGGACTCAATAATCCTTTACAATTAGAGGGATTAGTAGATAATTTAGAAAGTAATGGCCAAATAGGGTCAGTAACTATTACAACAACTTAGGAGTAAATGATGAACAAAGATAGAAAAGGAGCTAAGGTAACTTACAAGCAACCTGAAAATGTTGCTAATCCTAATACAGGTGGTTATCCTGAGAAGGATGTAAAGACTGAAGGTGTGGTTACTCGTGGTAACGGAGCAGCTACAAAAGGAACTAAAGCTAGAGGACCAATGGCATAATGACTTATACCGAATTAGTAGCAGCAATCAAATCGTACACAGAGAATGACTATAGTACGACTGATGTTAATACTTTTATTCAAAATGCAGAGCAACGCATACACAATACCGTGCAGTTACCCGACCTACGTAAGAATGTAACGGGTACAATGTCATTAGGTAATAAGTATTTTTCTTTACCTAGTGATTGGCTATCTACTTTTAGTATTGCTGTTATAAACAGTGACAATGAATACACTTATCTTTTGAATAAAGATGTTAACTTTGTGAGAGAGTCGTTCCCTGATACTGATTCTGGGTTCTATGGAAAACCTGAGTATTATGGTATATTTGACGATAATACAATGATATTGGGGCCAACACCTGATGCTAATTACAGTGCTGAGTTACATTATTACTATTACCCACAAACTATTGTTACTGCTGGTAATACTTGGTTGGGGGATAACTTTGATACTGCGTTGTTTTATGGTGCATTACTGGAGGCAGCTGCGTTTATGAAAGAAGATGCAGATACAGTAACTCAATATACAGCAAGGTATAGTGAAGTCATGCAGTTATTGAAAAACTTAGGTGATGGTAAAAATAGACGTGATGCTTATAGAAGTGGACAAGAGAGGATACCAGTAAGAAATGGATAATCAAGCAGAAGTATTACAAGGTGTTGATTATGATGTGCACACTACATCATACGGTGGTATGACACCTGAGCAAGTAGCAGAGTTAGCTCTTGCAAAAATAATTTATGTAGGTAAAGACGCTAACCCTTTATTGAAAGAACAAGCAGAAGCTTACAAAGATAGCATTAGACAAGTTCTAGTGTTTTATATGAAGCAGGCTATTAAGTCTAATCATACAACCATAGCGAATAAACTGCATAAGGCAGGGCATTCAGAATTAACTAAACTTTTGGAGATATAAAATGGCAATTTCTCAAGCAATGTGTACTTCATTTAAAGTTGAGTTGTTGAATGGTATTCATGCATTTAGTACAACAGTAGCTCGTGGTAATACGAACGCTGATAGTTTTAAATTAGCATTATATACTTCATCAGCTTCTTTAGGTGCTGGTACTACAGCATATACAACTTCTAACGAAGTTTCAGGAACAGGATATACAGCAGCAGGTGCAGCACTTACTGCAGTAGCTCCTACATCTTCTAGTACTACAGCGTTATTAGATTTTAATGATTTAACATTTTCTACAGCTACAGTTACAGCTCGTGGTGCGTTAATTTATAATGACACACAAAGTGACAAAGCAGTTGCGGTGTTAGATTTTGGTGGAGATAAGACATCTACAGCGGGAGACTTTACTATAGTATTCCCTACAGCTGATGCTTCCAATGCAATTATACGTATAGCTTAGGAGTTTTAAATGGCACTTGTTTTAAACGACAGAGTCAAAGAGACTACCACAACTACAGGGACAGGGACAGTCACCTTAGGTGGAGCTGTATCTGGGTTTGATACTTTTGCTGCAGGTATTGGTAATAGTAATACTACATACTACTGCATTCAATTAGGAGCAGAGTTTGAAGTAGGTCTAGGTACCTTAGCAGGTGATAGTTCAACTCTTGCTCGTACTACAGTCATATCAAGTTCTAACAGTGATAATGCTGTCAACTTTTCTGCAGGAGCTAAGAATGTGTTTTGTACACTACCTGCTAGTAAAGCAACAGTATTAGACGCTAGTGGTAATCT